CCACCGATGCGCGCAATCAGGTCCAGCGTCAGCGTGCCGAGTGAACGAGTAGCCATGGGCTATTTCCTGTGGATGCGCAGGTCATGCCCATTCGGCCATTGCCGTCTCGAGCGATACCCCTGCTTTTTCTTGGTGAGGCATGAAGTCGATCAACTCTGCGGTGCCGCCGCCCAGCCGATTCACCTGCAGCGCAATGATCGCGCCCATCTGCTCGGATCGATTCGCCAAGTTGAAGGAACCATGTTTGTTTCTGTACGCAGCCCAGGCCATGGCCTCGGGATAACTGATATTGGCCTTGGCCTCTGCCACTGTTCGCCCGCCGACTCCGTTCAGCACCAGCTCATGCCAGAACTCATCGGCGGCCGTTAGTTTTTTGTGCGGTCGGCACCGGTGTTATTGACCTCATGCACTGCGGCAAGAATTGCCCAGCCCAGGCCAGGGTTCAGGCGGTAGGCGTCCTCGTAGGAAATTGCCTCTTCGCCGTTTTCGCCGAGCGTCACGCAAGTGGAGATGTACTTGGCGTTACGGCTCTCTTGTGGCTCATTGGCAGAGAAGAGCTTTTCGATCATGCCGAAGGACTGCGGCATTACAAAAATCGAGAACTTGTCAGTGACAGGTTTGCCCTTGGCGTCTTCGTGTTTCCACACAACCGCCTTTTTTACCATGGCGCCGCCGACGAGACCGCCGGCAGCTTTCAGTTCAGTCAGGTTCATGTTTCGCCCTTATGTGGTTTTCTTGATCCAGGCAGAGCCGCCCGAACTCTGAATGGTTGCAGTGGTGGTCACAACGGTGTTTGCCGCGAACGAGAACGGGAAATCCGACACGTAACCTTCGAACACGAACCAGGTGCGCGTGGCCGGCAACTCAAAATCATCGCCGTCAGTTTCAAGCGTTGGCAGCGCCGTACCATCAGACCAGCCCACCGCCCACTTGATACTGGTATCGCCGTCAGCCTCGGAGAGCTGGTGCAGGCGAATATGGCTGGCGTTGTTGGGGTCAGCATTCAAGCCCAGGGAAGCCTGGCCAGGGGTGCGCAACCCCTTCTTGTAGCTGCGCTCCTTGGCGCTCAGGCAAGTATCTTCAATTTGGTCAGCTGGAGCGCCGCCTGGGTCAAAGCTGGTGGCACACTCAACCTCCATGACGGTATAGGGGCCGGTGCCGGACAGCGGTGGAACAAGGGCAAAGACCTGCGTGCCCTGGGTGAGAATGGACATAGGTGTCTCCTGCGGACAAAAAAATACCCGCTTATCGCGGGCTTGGGTTTGGGGCTTGGTTATCGGCGGACAATCCAGTCCACGTCGAAGCTGTATCGATACAGGCCTGTCTCCGCGTCCTTGGTTTCACCGTTGTAGCTGGTAATCGTTGCGCTCAACTCGACCGCATATTCAATGGCGTGCCCAGCAGCCCGGGCTGCGGCGGCGGTGGTCCCGTAAACATCCACCTGAAGGCCGTAAGCCTCTGCATCAGGACGTCCAGCCAAAAAGCTTTCCGGTGAGCCGTTGACCACCTGCCATACGCAATACGTTCCCGCAGGCGTATCGGGCGCCATGCCGAACAAATATAGTCGCGTCGGGTTGGTGCCCAGCAGCGCCGTGACGCCAGGATCAGCAGCAGCAACTTGAAAGATTGGTGGATACTTCATTGCGATGCCTTCTTGGCTGCACGCTTTAGGGCGCGCTCGATGGCTTTCTCGTACTCGGTTACGAATGTGTCAGTCGCTGCGCTGATATTGTCGGCAAGGGCTTTACGCATAAAAGGAGAGCCCTGCATTTTTACAGTCCCAAACTCCCAAAGCCTCCAGTGAGGGGTTGGCCCATTGGCTGATAAATCAGGCGTAGCACCTTTCTTGGGAAGGACCGCACCATGCAGAACACCGACCCGAAAGCCCAGATTTCCAGTCTGCTTAAACAGCCGCCCATTCCAACGAAGCGCGATGTTTTTGGCGATAGACCGACCAGTATCCGAGTCGTCCAGCTTCTCGGCGCCCTCCTTTGCCTTGTTGGCCACCAGTTGAGCAGCCTTGCGCAACGCCGAGCGCCCACCTTTGCGCTTGAGATCGTATGTCACTGCCTCAAGCTTGCCGAGCAATGAGTCTAAACCGGTGATGCTGAACTCCACGCCGTCAGCCATCGTTTACCCCTTCGCTGCAAGGCAGCGTCAGATATTCAAGACCACTATCTTTGTCAGACAAAACACCTTCGATGTTATAAGTCCGCGTACCGTGTAACACCCGCATGGATGCATCCACACCTGGGCGGTAGCGGATAATTATCCTGGCGGCGACCTTGGATTGAGTGGAAGCTGCTGCTACGAAGTCACGCGCAGATAACGGTTCAACACTGGCGTAAACGCCCGCCACATCAACCCAGGCCTTCATCATCTCGCCGGTAACCGGGTTCTGCGTGTATTCGGGTCTTTGGATCATTACCCTGTGCCGAAGCCTGCCGGCTGAAATGCTCATGCCAGCGCCGGCGTGCGCAGCGGATAAAGCAGCGCAGTTACCGGCCTAGGCAGAAATCCCTGCTCGAATGCGCCGGAGGAATCTTCGTCGCGGTCTTTGTACAGGTGACCCAACATGATCTGAGTGGCTACCTTGACCTCATCAGGGATCGCCGCAGGAATGACGATGCCAGCTTCGTCAAAGTACAGATCAGCGGATGATTTCAAGTAGTTTCGAACCGCCCCACTTGCTGCGTGAATTTTGAGCTCGATATCGCTGTCGTCAGCGTCAGTTTCCACTCGAAGTTGAGCTTTAGCCTCTTGGAGAGTGATGAACATCATGAAATTTTCACCCCTCTAACTAGGTCTTTTCCGTTTGTACCGTTCTTTCCGTCACGTCCTTTTTTTACCGCCAACCGCCAATCAGCAGATCCGCCAGGCACACCCTCTGGATGGCCCTTCTGAGCAATCCAGTAGCAACCTCCGTATGTTGCGCCGTCGCCCTGCTCATAGCTGGCAGCCCTCTCGCTTGAGTAGACGCCTCGATCAATGACTGCAGCGATCTTCACCGACTTCTCAATGACAGTCTCACCGGCCTGCATCTTCACAGTGACAGTGCGCCCGTCATCACCTAAAGACAGGTCAAAGCTGTCCAGCGACAACGCGTCACGCCCATTTTCACCATTCTTTGGGACTGGCATCCGGTCTGCGGCCTTGTCGAAGGTGTCCCGCGCCTGTCGCTCCCATGACAAAACAAGGTCGGAGAAGCGACGCTCAAACGTGGCGGCCACCTCTTCTGCGCTGACAGACTTCACAATCTCGGGCTTAGGGATCTCGCCGATTGCCTTGGACACTAAATCCGCAATTAGCGGCGCCACGTCCTGAACGCTCACACTTTTCCCGTTCTCTGGCTTCGGAATTGCATTCACCAGCGAATTCAGGTGAGCCTTGAGCGCATCCATGTCAGCATCTACACCGTTTTCGCCGTCCCTGGGCTGCGGGATAGAGCTCAACAGTTTCTCGACGATCGCGTCTTCGTCAAGCCGAGCAGAATCGAGATCCTGTTTCAGTGATTTGATGACCTGATCCCGGCCGTCCAGTTGCTGCTGGAACTCGTTGCGGATGGCAGCGAGAGACTGGTCGAGTAGCTTGGAAAATACCGGCGCCAATGCCTTAGCTTGGGCCTCTAGCTCACGCAAACTCAGCACTGGTTATCTCCTTTTGAATCAGGTACGCCAGCATGCGGGCCTGTTCGTTAATTTGTTCGTCTGTGGGCTCTTCCGATGTTGCCGGCTTCTCAGTGGGAGACGGGCTGAACGGATCTGTTTGTGCATCCCGCCGGGCAAGCGCTGAAAGGCTGAAGTTCTGCTGCTGCATGTAGATCGAATCTCCACCCTCGACCGGCGGGAGGTCGAAGTTCTTACGAGCCTCGTCGATTTTCTTAATCGATCCCTTCACTAGAGCGCCCTCTACCTCTGCCTGCTTCTGCATGTCCATACGCAGCAGAGGCCACAGGTCGAGTTCGATACCGTGTTGATCTGGAACGGCAAGCCCTTCGTCCAGCAGCGTTTCCATGGCCTCGATGGAGGCTTGCAGAGCATCGGAGTAGTAGAGCTGGTTGATATCGTCGACCTTCAAGCCTGCCGGAATTGACCCGATCCCAACCTTAAAAGGGGGGATACCGAATGGCTGACAAATCTGCTCATCGGAGTAGCGAAGCTGCTCGACCATCTGCGCGTCAACCGACTTGGCAGAAAGCGATTCAAACTTCAAATTGTCACCAACTACGGCAACCTTGCCCGAGTTCTTTCCACTGAAATTGTCGTTCCAGTAGCTAGAGAGGCGCTTTGCCGTGTCGTCGCTGATTGCCCCTGGCGCGGAAAGGATCCCCGAAGGCTGGGCACCATTTCCAAAGAACTCTGCCGACGAGCGCAGAATTCGCATGTTCTTAAGTGCCGGCCAGTTAGCAGCGGCAATAGGCGGCAGACCGATCAACGGATGAAACGGGCAGATGCAGCGGTCGTGGATGATTTCCGAAGCCGCCACAAGCATTTCTTGTTCTTGCCCGAGCATGTTCAAGTTGTCGACGTAAAGCTGATAAAAGACCTCGCCAGACTCAGAGATCAAGGGCATGACGCGCATTGGGTCGAGAATGTATAGCGCCACCACTGCGCCGCGGTTGTTTCGCTCCTTGAGAACGTAGGTGTTTCCCTGAGTGATCTTTGAGAGAGCCCAAGATTCGCGGAACTGCTGATGGGTCTGGTAGTGGTTGGGCTTTCGAAGTACGCGACTAACTGCATCGACAGTAACCTCAACCCAGATCCCTGTAGCCTGGCGAGCCTTCACCAGAAACGGAAGCTTGCCAATGTCCTGGGCAATTCGAGCGATGCAGGCATATAGCGTGGGGTACTGGATCAGCGTGTCTACCCGCTCTTCCATGTTCCGCTGCCAGGCGCCAGTAAACGGCTCGCGGATCATCGGCCACCAACCACGACCACCTGACGCCGGCTGCATGCCCTTTTCTACGCGAGAGGTCGCCATGCTTTTGGCCGCTGAGAAGATGCTGACAGTCTTACTCATTGGTTACCGCCTTCTTCAACATCACAGCTAGGCAAATCATCGAAACACCGGTGATTACCAGAGCCTGGCCTGCGCCGAACATAAGCAAAACACCGTAGGAGATGAGGCCTGTCCCGCCAAGGAATAGAAGGATCACCCAAAGAAACGCGCTGACAAGGAAGCCGGCGAAGGATGCGGCGATTTTTTTCGCCTTTTTCAGGGCGACTTGCAGTGCGGCTTTCATTTGGAGATTCCTATTCTTTTGCTGACTGCGCTTTACGCAGAGCTTCTTTCACCTTATCTGCACCGGCTCGGTGGTGAATCTCGACGCCGCGCTTCTTGGCCAGCTCGTGCAGTTGTTCAGGGCTCATCGCATCGAGTTCGTCGCTAGTCGACTGCGACTGAACAGGACGCGCTGCCTGCATATCACGCGTCAGGTAGCTGCCGCGTCCAAGTCGCTGAAGAATCTCGGCATCCCGGCGACTCATGACCTGAACTCGGCCAGTTTTG